TTACGAAAGAATGCCGAAGCAATTATGAAGAAAGGACAGAAGACCATTAGTGATTTACAAGAAATCCAAAATTACATTATTTTATGTGTTTTAGGTGGTGTGTATATTTCACCCAGAAGATCCAAAGATTTTGTAGATTTTAAGATACGAAATATTGATGTGAATAAAGATAATTATATGGAAAGGAATAAGTTTATATTTAACTCTTATAAAACAGCAAAAACATACGGCAAACAAGTTGTAGATATTCCAGTTCAATTGAAGAATATTGTAGCAAAGTGGATCAAGATTAACCCTACTGAATATTTATTCTTTGACGCTAATATGAATAAGTTAAGTGCTGTGAAACTCAACCAAAGGTTAAATAAAATCTTTAATGGTAAAAAGGTTGGTGTTAATCAACTGCGTCATACTTATCTTACTGATAAGTTCGCCGATACTATTAAGAAAGAGAAGGCAATAGCAGACACTATGGAAGATATGGGTTCAAGTAAAGAGATGTTAAAGACCTATGTAAAGAAAGAGTAGCAAAGTAGCAAACTTGTGCGGTAATTACAAAGATTTTATAAATAATTTTTTAATAATTAATTATGATTATTAAAAAATGAAAAATGTTTTTAAGAAATTATCTAAAACACCGCCCCACTTTGCTACTTTTCTACCATTTTCATACCTACTGGTATTTTGGTAAGATCCAATCTATTACCCTCTTCCTTTTCTACAATAGGTTCTAAATCTATATCAATTGCTCCTCGCTTTTTTGGATCACTACTACGGAAGAAGTGCTTTAATATATACTCATTCTTCTTAAAATCAACACTTTCATTTAAGTCATCAAACATATCCAAAAATGTAGATACATCTGTAAATAAATCCTTACTTCTATATTGACTGCTATTTATGAAGTGTAATAAAGCACAACAATACCAACCACAGGCATTATTCATAAGGGATTGAATATCCTTTGTTGTTTCTGGAATATTCTTACCAATAGTCCTCATAACTGCTTTCTTAACATCACTCGGTTTTCCAACCCCATAAGGATCAAAGTAAATACCTTCAACCTTACCATTTGGATACTTATTTATTTGTAAGCAGACCCAGTGTGTTCCACCATTCTTTTTACCATCTTCGTCATATTCATCTTCTAAATTAATGATGTATGCTTTGTTAAACTCTAACTTGTTAGGCAGTTCATCTTTAAAGCAAATATCCGCTAATGGTATTTCCATTCTTTTACAAAGTTCCCTTAATGCGACATCTGTTAAACTCATCTTATATATTATAAACAGAGAAAATTAATTTTATAATTAATTCTAAATTATTTTTGCCCTGTTTTATGAATATGTTGATATTGTGGTGGTAAGGTTGCTCCAAATTGGAAATTAGCAGAATAAGGTTGAGATTGAAGAGCAGGTGGTAATACTCGTTGTCCCATACCACCAATTTGTCCTCCACTTGCCCTAAATCCTTTACCAGCATATATTCCTCTTCCTTGTCTTCCAGCATACAATCCTTCACCACTTCCACCAATCCATCTCATACTTCCTCTATTACCAATCATATTACTACTAAATTGGGATCTATCTGGTTGGTCTATGGTAGTAGGTCTATTCATCTGTGCTTGTCTTGCTTGGTCTGCTAATGCTTGTAAAGTCATATAATCCAATCCTGCTAAACCTTGTCGTCCCATATATCCGTAATTTGTTCCTAATAGTTCGTTCATTTGTCCTAAACTTCTTTCATAAAGGTCTTGTCCTTCTATTGTGTTAGGAAAGTTTGCTCTTGCTGGAACATTTGTAGTTCCTACATTTGTAGTCTTCTTTTGTCTGGGTGCTAATGCCTTATCTCCTTTTGCTACTAATTTATCTTTCTGTTTCTTTGCTTCTTTACCTGCTAATTTACCTAATGCCTTACCTGCCTGTTGTCCTGCTACTCCTGCTAATGGGACTAATTCAGGTTGTCCTATCGCCATCGCACCAGCGGTCAAAGCACCACTCAATAATTCTGGGGCATAATCAACACCCATATCAATTAATTTGTCTGCTCCTTTACTTGCTAATTTTAATCCTGCTCTTCCTGCTTCTTTTGCTACTGGTAGTGCTACTTTTCCAACTGCTTTTGCTCCTTTGGAAACTGCTTTACCAATATCGTCAAAAATACCCTCACCTTCCATTCCTCCTTGTGCTTGTTGATTTTGTAATATTTCCTCTGGTGATAGTGCTAATTCAACACCTTTACCTCTACCAAATGAACGAGAAATAGAAGAATAATGTGATGGATCAACTATCATACAATAACCCTTACCACTCATTCTGGGTTTAATTCTAACTCTATGTCCGTTTCTCAATCTACTAATTTGTTTTGGTGAAGCACCAAACTTGACTACTTTGTAGTTCTCCATATTTATATTATAGTATGAGATAATAATAATTCCTAAATGATTAAATAATGTATATTGAATACATTATCTAATAATTAATAAAAATACACTAAATAGTCCCAATAACAGAACCATTTTTTAAATCTAACTTTTTTATATTTCTTTTTATTGATTTTTGGAATGAGTAAATCCATCTCCGCTCGTATCATAATATATTGCTATATAATTAAGTTCTTACACCTGTTAGAGCGTCAATATCTACACTTACACCATATTCAATAAACACAAATAGGTCTAATTCCTTTTGTGATGTGTTTTGTCCTACAAGTTGAACCGATTTAGGCACACTTTCTTCAACAGGAAGCATTCTGGATAAATCAACATAGTAGAAAGAGTATTCCATATCAAAACCAAGTCTATCAATAAGTCCGCTTGTTAGTCCGTCAGTCATACCACCATTAACGGCATTAACTCCGTAAAATTGGTTGTTGAACTCTTCAAAGGCGTATCTTTGTGTGTTATAGATGGCGTTTTGTCCTGATACAACAACATTAAAGTTGGTAAGACCAGTAAGAGGTGAAACAGCACCACAACCAGCAGGGTCAAATGGAGATTGATATACAGGCATACCAGTAGGAAGACCAGCATTTACTACACCAGAAGAGAAGAATGGAAGAACCAAGATGCTCTTAATATTAGCAATACCATTTGTAATAAGGTTATTAACTTGTCCTGATCCACCACCGACTTTAAGCACTTGGTATTGGTAGATGTCTGTGTATTTAATGCTCTTAATTGGTGAAGATAGGTATGATTGCTCAAAGACAGGGTTGAAGGTATATGAAGGAACATATAGGTAAATGGATTTACCAACACTACCATCATTAACAACACCACTAATAGCAGGGTCAAGACATTTAGCACCGACAGACAAGTTGGCGGTATAATTACAAGCACCAAGGGCAAGAGAAGAACCATTAAGAGTTTTACCAGAAGCAATCATAATTGGAACAACACCACCAACGGCATTAGAAGAACTTGTAAGGGTGATGGTCTTTTCAACAGGAGGACCAACAATATCGGTTGTTGTGAAACTGGTAGAGCAGTTGTTAAGGTTAAGGGTCATCTTCATATAAGCACCTTTAAGTAGAGGACACATAGCGAAGAAAGAATGAAGGTGTTTAAGGTAAATTGTTGCTTGGATAGAAATAGCAAAAACACCTTGATTACCAGCATTAGCACCATTCGTTTTTTGTGAAACATAGGACTTCCAGATTTGGGAAGTGGTGGAAGCAGAAAGCAATTGAGAAAACTTGGCGTTGGCGGCGTTGGTAGTTCCACCAATAGAAGTTCCAGCAGTAGCATCAGGGTCGTAGTTGATGTATCGTTGTCTTTTCAATAGACCTTCATTACCTTCGGTTTGTCTGTATCTGTTGAATATGGTAAGATTGGAATTGGAAATAAGGTTGGTGTTATTACAGACACCACTTCCATTTTTGTCGGCAACCAAAGCACCAGCATTAGAACCTACAAAAGTCCAAGAAAGTGGATCATCAGGATAGAAACCGATTGTTGCTCCTTGTGTATCTACATCGTCCCAACTTAAAGAAGTCATAAGTTTAAAGGAGTTCCACATATTACACCAAGGAGTTTGTTGAATAATGGTTGTTCCATTATAATCCAAAGTTAAGGAGTGAATGATTTGTCCAAACCAATTTTTAAGACCAATAGCATAATCCGCACTTGTAGCGTCTGTTGCTGGGGTAAATCCACCAGCAGTAGCAAGGTCAGTTGTAGCAAGTGAAAGCAACATAGGAACGCTTAAATATGCTTCCCTGTAAGACATCCATTTATTACTATTGGAAAGTTGGGAAGTATCTATAACCGACTGATTGGAGTTGTAATTGGCGTTTTGGTTATCCAAAATGTTTAACCAATCCTTCTTGACGAAAACGGAGGGTGATCCCTCTACCTCTTGGGATAAGTCAAAAACGAGTTTATCACACATTATATAATATAATAAGATAAAAAATATTGTATAATGTCTAAATCAAAAAAAATACTAAAAGTTTTTATATTCTCTTAAAGGGTGAAATTGATATTTTGGGGTTTTCTCTTTGTTGGCGGTTTTTGTATGGATAATCCAGATAATTTACTGGTTATGCTTTTTCCTAAACCACTACCCTTGATTGATCCAGGATTTACACCAGTAGTTCTAATATAATCATCTACACCATCATAAGAAGAAGCACCACCCATACCACCATCTAAAAGAACAGCACCTACACCTTTACCTTCCATTCTTCCCCTTGTATGTCTTGCTAAACCAAAATGCTTCATACCAGGAATATACGCTCTGTGAGTTGTGATAGTCCTACTAACCATTATTATATTATATATAGAGATAATTAATTAACAATCACTTTTCTTTTTTTCTATACTTTTCTTTAAGTTTCTAAATCTCATTATGCCGAGTGTTAGTTTATTCAATTCGGTTATTTGTTTGGTAGTGTCTTTATCTTCTTCCTGTCCGTTTTTCAGGTCAGTCATAAGTTTCATTTGCTCTTGTTGGAGTTTGTTATACATTTCCATAAGGTCTTGTTCCCTTAACTCGTTATTCATTTTATATATTATAATTAGAAAAAAATAATTATAATATTAATAATTCCTAAATATTTTATTCACCTTTATCCTTAATCACTAAAAGAAAAGTAATTGCTGGATCATTAATCTGGATTGGTTGAAGGTTTGTTCCTAATATAGTAAGACGAAGTTGGTTATATGTTCCAGGCAGAAGTTTATTCCAAGCAAATTGCGGTGGTTTTTCATTAATTAATGCCCCAATAGCAACAGAAGGCACAATAGAATAAATTACTGATGTTGGATTAGCATACTTATTATCAATACCAGAAAGAGATACTAAAATACTACTATTAGGTTGAATATCTGGTGCTGTTGTAGAAATATAGGATAATGTGCCGTTTGCTAATTTACTTACATAATCATCATTAGCAGGAGGAACATAAGCGTTATTTGTATTGGCGTTTGTAGTAAAGTTAGGAATAAACCCTAAAATACTATTGATGTTTGTAGGTAGAATAAATTGAGGGTTAAATGTTTGCGTTGGATAACCAACCCAGGAAGCAGGTTCGGTAAAACCAGCAGGTAAAGAAGTTGGGACTAAAAAGGTATTCAATTGAACGGCATATCTACTTGGATTGACTATCATTTCTAAATAATATACATTTTCACCAGCACTATTAACTAAATAATGTCCGTTCTGTATT